GTGTATAAGAGACAGGTTCTTCTGCAATTTTCTTTGCTATCAAGTTTGTTTCAAAATCGTGCATGTCAAGAATAGCATCCCTGTTCGCCATCATTTGTTTCGCAAGGCGGGAATCTTCTATGGCTAATATTCTCGCATTCAGGGAACTTTCTAGATCTTCCCGTTCTTGGAATCTTTTCATGTCAAACTGAAAGCCAAGATCTGCTTCATCACTCAATTGATTTCTTAAAATTGAAAGACTTGTTTGCGCCCTTTGCGCGTCTGCTGTCATTGATTCTGCGGTCTTTTTCTTTTGCCTTGCTTTGCTGAGTTCTTCCATATCTTTTGCAAACTCGATTGCGTCTTGCCGTACTGCTTCCATCTCAGCACTTGCGCCCGTAAATATATCGGCTACGATTTCGGCTGTGTTGATGAATGCGCTGACAATTGGTATTCCTGCATCACCGAAAGCCAAGATTGAACCGCCAACTTTTGACATTGCTGTTGAACCTTCTTCAGAAAAAACCGCTATTGAATCACGCAATCCCTTCATTGCGCCCTGCGCAACTTGCACCGCCTTTTCGTACACACCAACCTTTGAAGACATTTCAGTCCATGAATTTTTAATAGAACCAGACATGCCTTGCGTTGCTTTTTCCATCTGATTTGCAGAATCTTTGACCTGCTTTTCGGCTGATTGCAAACCCTGCTGAAGATCAGCCGTTTGCGCTTCGATTGCGATTTGAATTTTGCCGATGTTTTCTGCCACTTGCTATTCCTCAAATGTGTTGAACTCTGCCATGAATTCAACGTGTTCACGATCTGACATTGGTGCATCAGATTCAATGCGCCTGATGTAAGTAATTCTATCAAGTAAGAGCAAGAACAAATCAATCGGCAAATCAAGCGGATTTCCAAAAGAAGGGAAGTACCGTGAAACCAAGGCAGAATTGGTGATCCACTTCGGCTTCGTTTCAACTACTTCTTTTTTTTTGATTCCTTGTCGCTACCCATTGAAATTTCCGTTCCAATCAATTCAAGGGCAACCCGAATCGCATCCTCGGCAGTACCTTCAAAGTTGTCTGGCAACCCTTCAGCGTTTTCAGCGTTTGCCGACTTGCTTGCTTCTTTGATGATTTCAAGCGATCCATGACTTGTGACGGCATGACCAATGATTTCGGACATCAAGCCCCGCTTGCCGTCATGCGCTTCAAGCGACTTCATCCGATTTTCAGAATCAATCTCTGCGTCTTTCATATCCTGAATCAGTCGTTTTCTTTTTGCAGACCATAGACAATCACCAACGGCAATCATTTGGCGTGGACTTAATCGTTCAAGCCAAGCAGACCCATCGGTGATCGTCACTTCAATTCGTTGATGTTTCATGTGTTAAGCATAACACAAAAGACAAGCACGCATCAAGCCCATGTTTCAGTCACATTGCCTGTAAATGTAAAATCAAACGAAATTGTTGCATCACCTGTTTTTGAAGATGAAACTGAAACGCCTGAAATAACTGCAGTTCCGTTCCATGTATTTCCTGATTGCGCTGTCAAAGTCAATGCAACTGTGTCGCCTGTTTCCCAATAATCTGTGGACGCATTCCCCAAATTTGGTGCGGATGAATCATCCATGAAACCTGAAACGCTTCCCGTGTATGTTGGTACACCGCCACGCACATTTGTTGAAGCATCGCCATAAGCAGTGACATCGTTTATGACTCTGCTGATTGACATCGACCAAGCGTTTGCGGTGAGATTATGAGTTGCAAATGCAACTGCGCCTTCGTTGCCGACTATTCTTGACATTGTTCTTTCCTTGTTCTAAGTTGTGGTTGCATCTATTGCGTACACGGATTCTGATGTGATAATTTCGTCAAATACTGTTCTTCTGTCACGATCCAAACAAATCGCAACGCTGTTGCTATCATACCCCACGGGAGCAAGTGCCGATTGATTCAGCAATGTGAACAGTTTGGCTTCGATGTCGCCAACCGCCTGCGCTCCCAATCTGCGATGACCATATATTGTGATGATCACTTGTGACTTTTCAATCACCGTTCCGTTGTACAATCCTGCAACTGGCGATGATGTCACTTCGTAGGTTAGCAACGGCAACGGGTCATCGTCTTTCCCTTGCAATTCGTATATTCGCCCACCGACTGCGGTGTACAAAGAACCCGCAGATTGATCGGTCGTCAATTTCACGTACAACGCTGTTTTTATCGCTTGGCTCATTTCTTCAAACTCCGAACGGCTGTCGTGATCAGACGCTTGGCATCCAATCGCTTCAACATCATTCCTTTAGTTTTTCTTCGCCACGCAAGTCGCCCGTCAAGATAGTTGCGCTTGCCTTTGCCTGTCTTTTGAACAAGGAACTTCGCATACATTATATTTGTTCCAACTGCAACCGTGATTGTTTTCGTGCTAATTCTTGCGCTTTTGCTTGACATCCATGATCTTGCAAGCGTTCCCGTTCTATTGTACGGAATCTTTGAACCGTCTGGCGATGCAGGCGGTGACTTTCCTGTTGATCGAAGAACTGTTGAAATGTTTCTTCTGAATATCATCCCCGCTTTGACCATTTCCTGTCCAATGGCTTCCATGAACAAGCGTTCAAATTCTCCAAATTGTAGTTCGACCTTCACGCCCATCTATTCAATCTCCACAAGATCAACGACCCGCTTCTGCATGTGGTTGTCTTGATGCAACATCAATGAACGCCTTGAACCCGTAACTTCAAACGTGCGAACTGTTCCCGTGTCGGAATCGTCAAAAAGAATTCGATCCGTGTGCGTGATGTCCACGGTCGGAAGCAAATAACCCCTTGCAAATATCTTGCCACGGGGTCGCCCACCTTCAACCACTTCATCAGCCGATGAAGGAAAGATTGCGCACTCCACGTTCGATTGCTTCAAAGTATAGGTGCGAATTGGAAATCCACCTGCGTCAATTGTTTCCGCAACGCCATGAATATCGCAAATCACGCCAAGTGATTGAATCATTCTTGAAAGACTCATTCAGCGTTCCTTCGATATGGATACATTCTTTCCATCTGATCATCCCGCAATTCTACTGCCGATCGTGTCGAATACGAATATCCGTCAAGTGATTCGCTTGCAACTGTCGGGTCATGTTTCCCGCCATTGTATGCGGTGCTGGTCAATTCCCATGCTATTTCTTGCAATGCCATCGGAACATCTACGTTCTGCGTATAGCCTGCTGTGTAGTCCACGAACACATTGTGCGATCCTCTTGGAAATGAAACTGCGTTCGGGTCGAATGGAAACCATTGCGATTCTGATTGCGAAGAAAGCAAGTCGATTCGACCTGTATCTTCATCAACCCTATAGTCTGCGTCTGTTGAATCCAAATAGTACAACTGCCCTGAACTGGTCAAAGCATCTTGACCGCCTTGCCTCATAAGTTCATCGCAAAGTACCGTTGCGTTTGCTGTTGCCGTGAATCCTGTTGTCGCTGTGATCTGTGTTGCCATCAAACTTGTTGTTGGATAACTCGCAAAAGTCAAAGACGTTTCAACTTCTGTGCCAGACGAATCCCATCTTTTCAAAACGATCTGATCATCTTGAACCTCAACTGTTGCACGCAAGTCGCTTGCGGTGCTTGCGGTGACTGAAATGGCGTTTTCTCTACTCCAAGCCAATCGCCTGATTGCAGTCACAGGGTAATTCGGCAAAGAAAGTGTACTTGTGCCTGATCCGCTTATGAACTGCTTGTATGTTTTTGTGATAAAAGTGCGCTGACAAAATTGCTCAATGCGATTCGTTGCGCTGTCAAGAAGTTCCGTCAACAGGCGATCATCATCGGTCGTTGTCAAACGCAAGTATCTTTTGACGGCTTGCAAACTTGTGATGGATGTCGAACTTGTTGTCATGATTGTTCCTTGAAATGTCGAACATTGAGGCGGGGTCAGTTGTGATCCTAACCCCGCCGTATGTTCAATTGCTCAACTATTAAGTAGTTGAAAGACAGACGTATGCATTCACGTCATGAACCTTGATGTCGTATCGTGCTGTGCCACGAATGTTGACTTGGTTTTCTGCAAAGTTTACGTGTTCGCTTGTTGCGATTTGTACACCTTGACGATCACCAAATGCTACGCCATCAGACCAGTTGCCGAAGTAACATGCTTCGATATTAATTGCAGTTGCAATCGGTGCGTGGTCACTGAAGTTGACAGGGTATCCAAGGAACTGAACACCTGTTGTGCCAACTCCAAGACTGTCAATCGTGTTGCCACCTGCGTCTGCAATCAGACGAAGTACAACTTGTGAATAAAATTGACGTGACATGATCCATGATGCGCCTGCGTGATATTTGTCTGCAAGAGTGCCTACAACATCAATCAGGTTTGCAAGTGTCAATGAAGCCCATGTTGTTCCTGCGCCATCAACTGATTGACGACCAACAACATTTCCAAGACCATAAACTGAACCCCATGCGCTAGTTCCCAAACCCTGAATGAATTCTTGATCTTCACGAGACGCAAGCCCCCGCCCAATATAATCTGATAAAGTGTCTGCCATTGAAAACAGCGCATCGTCACCGACCTGATTGGAATATTTCATGAGCGAAGCCCGTGTCACTGTTGCCAATGCTACGTTTCCCCACACGGCTGATGAACTTGTAATTTCAGCATTTTCGGCTGGGTAATAAACCGTTGAACCGCTTGTGAGTGAAGGCACGTCAAGTGTATCGCTGGACATGCTGAACAGGCGTGAAACACGTCTGCACAATCCGTATTGGCTTCTGACATCCAAAATGCTTGCCTCTAATGGCGAAGGCACTAAGTAGCCACCTGCGCTGTCGGGAGAAGTTGCTTGCGCTTTCAAACCTGATGGAGCATTGTTGTTCCACCATTTTTTGGCTGAAGGCATGTTGAAAAGTTTTGCGCCAATCCATTGCCCTGCAAGGTATTGATCTTCAGAACTTTCAAAGTGTGCTGATTTCTTTTGTGA